TAAATATATTATTAATTATTTATATTATATTATTCCTAATTTTATATATTTGATTTTTTTTAATAAATATGATATAATTTATCTAGTGACATAAAGGTAGGCGAATTAATGAAGGAATATCGTTGTATGTGTGGCAAATTGTTATTCAAAGGCAAATTCAAAGGTATTATTTCAATAATGTGCCGACATTGTAAAAAATTGATAGAGTTCCATAGTTTAGAGAACCAAGATAAATAAATTATCTAGGTTCTTTTTATTCATCATGAAGACTAAAAGAGATTAATTAAGTGCAAGTCTTAACTTCATGACTAATAAGTGCTTTACACGAGCGTTATCGTGTTAAAATTCAAACTTTCTACGTGATCATCACACGAAAAAATGATGTAAGGAGGAATGGATATGAAAAGAGAATTTTTGAAAAGTTTAGAATTGGAAGATGAAGCAATTGACAAAATTATGGCTGAGTACGGAAAATCTATATCAAGCGAAAAAGCAAAGATTGATGACTTAACATCTAAATTAGAGGCTAGTAATACGAAGATAACAGAATACGAAACAAAAGTTAATAATCTTGAAAAAGTTTCAACTGATAGTGCTAAAGTTCAAGAAGAGTTAGACAACTTAAAAAAATCAATAGCAGAAAACGAGGCAAAAGCAAAGGCAAAGGCAGAAGACGACGCTTTAACAAAAAATATTACAAGTGCATTTGGAGATAAAAAATTCGTAAATGAATATACAAAAAATGCAATTATAGGTGACATTAAAACTGCTTTAAAGGACAGCAATAATGCTGGAAAATCTGCAAAAGATTTATTTGAGGAACTAACAAAAGACAAAGAAGGTATATTTGACAATCCTAACAAAGGAGTTTCAACTCCACCAACAGGAGATGTTAATACTGGACTTGCAAAAGAAAATCACGATAGGGAACTATTGGGATTAGATCCAAAAGAAAAATAAAAAAGAGAGGAATGATTTTAAATGGCTAACGTAATCGCATTAGCAAAAAAATACACTCGTCTTGTTGATGAAAAATATCAAAAAGAGAGTTTAACAAATGATTTAACTAGTCCAACTTCACTTGCTAGAGAAGGCGCAAATGCAAAAGAAATCCTTTATAGACAAGTAGGAGTTAGTGGATTAGGAGATTATTCAAGAAATAGTGGTTATACAAACAATAGCGTAACTGTTGAATGGAAAACTGCTACATTTAATTATGATAGAGGAACAAAAATTACTCTAGACACAATGGATAATGAAGAAACTATGGGAGATACTTATTTAATCGCTCAAAATTCATTACAAACTTACCAAGTAGCACCAGAAGGAGATGCATTTACTTTTGCTACAATCGCTAGCAAAGCTGGAATTTCTGTAGCAAATATAGATGGTGAAACTTATGCAGATGGTGAAACATTCTTAACTGCTTTACTTGCTGGAGTTACTAAAATGGATGAAGATCAAGTTCCAGCAGAAAATAGAATATTATATGCTACACCAACATTATTAAATAGTGTTATGGCATTAGACACCACTAAATCAAGAGAAGTATTAGGAAAATTTGCAAAGATTGTTGCAGTTCCACAAACTCGTTTCTATACTAAAATTGATTTATTAGATGGACATTCAAATCAAGAAGAAATGGGTGGATTTAAGAAAGATACTACTGGTAAAGATATTAACTTTATGATTATCCACAAACCAGCTGTTATCAAATTTGATAAACACGTTGTATCAGACGCAATTCCACCAGAATTAAATGCAGACGCTGACGCATATATTTCTAAATATAGAAAATACGGTCTAGTTGATGTATTTAATAATAAAACTGCTGGTATTTATATTTCATACAAAGCAGCATAAGGAGGTGTTATAAATGAGAGTAATAGGAATGGAACACAAACCTATTGAGGTTGAAACACCTAAAAAGGAAGAAATAAAAGAGCCTGAAAAGGTAGAAGATAAAAAATCTTCAAAAAGAAATTAATCAAAGGAGGCATTTTAAATGGAGTTTGAAGGACAATATCTAACTTATCAAGAGTATAAAGCTCTAGGTGGAACTCTTGATGAAATGCCTTTTAAATTATTAGAATTTAATGCTAGAATGAAAATTGATGAAAGAACCTTTGGAAGATTAGTTGATAAAGGGCAAGAATATAAAGAAGTTAAATTGTGTGTTTATAATATGATTACAACTTTAAATAGTTATAGTTCGTATGACACACAAAATAAGGCTATTTCAAGCGAAAACACAGATGGGTATAGTGTTTCATACGGAACACCTCAAAAGTCTACTACAGAGGCTAAAAATAGTGAATTAGAAGATGTTATAAATAGTTATCTTGCTAATGTTGTTATAGACAGTGTTCCTGTGTTATATAGAGGTGCAGATGTTAGTTAATTCAAGCCTAACAGTCTATCATAAGGCTGAAATAGACCACGACTATAAATGGGTACGATATAATTATGGTGATAAATCAAATAATAAAGTTTGGTTTTATGGTGGCAAAGGTGCAAGTCTTAATAAAGGATTAGAAAACGCAAACGATTGCCAAATAAGGATACCTTATGACATAAATCCAAATTTAGATTATAAAAACTTTTCACAAGGCGATATATTAATACCTGATTATGTTACAAGTGATATAAATAGTGAAGAAGATATACAAAGCGAATATTACAATATCACTTCCTTAAATAATAATGTATTTGGTAATAATAAGCATATTCATATAGGCGGTAAGTAATGTCAGTAAAAATGCAACCTACAAGTGTTATAAAGGCTAATTTAGGTATTGAACCGAATGGTAAAGTGCAATCGTATTTTACTGAAAGGTGTTATACACATATGGACAAATATGTTCCTATGGACACTGGCGATTTAAGAAGAGTACATACCCTAACAAGTAATACTATTACTTATGAAATGCCTTATGCCGAGGCACAATATTATGGAATTATAAATGGGCATCCAATAAATCCAGATAATTACACTACACCAGGAACAGGTCCTTATTGGGATAAAAGAATGGTAAGTGCAGAAATGCAAGATATTGTCAAAGAAGTACAAAATTTTGTTAATAGAGGAGGCAAATAATGATTATTGATGTTGAAAACACAAGAATTGCTAAACTTGGCAAGTATTTAGAAACTATACTTGAAGAATTAAATAGCAAGTATAAAAAAATAAATGCCGACTTTTTAGGAATAGATATTAATAATTATTCGCTTGATAAAATACCAACTATTAGTACTATTGAAGAAGATATTACTGGTAGTAGAATTTGCCGTGATGTATATTCATTTAGAGCACGTAACCCATATTCTAGCTATAGATTAATTAATTTAAAAAACATAGGTTTTTTTGAAGAGTTTGAAAGTATTATAAAATCTAATAATGACGAGGGCGTTTTGCCTGAAATTGATGGAATAGAAAGTATTGTATGTTTAAATTCTGGTACATTCAATTATGCAGATGAAAGTATGAAAACAGCAGTATTTGATATTCAATTACAAATTATATATGAGGAGGAATAAAGATGAAAACAATAAAAGTTGTTAAAAATGGCAATTATAAAGGTAAATATATCTTTAAAAATGAAATTATTGAACCAACGAAAGAAAACTTTGAGATGATAAAAATTTTAAATGAAAAAGGCTTTATTGAACCTCTAACTTTACAAGAAATTAATGAAATTGAAAAATTTGTTAATAAACCAAAATTTAAAAAGGAGGAGGAATAATAAATGCCTACATTGGTTAAAAGAAAAGAAATAATGTTGTATCTTAATACAACACCAACTGGAGAAAGCGAAACTTGGGGACTATATGGTAAAAAGTCAACGACTGCGACTTATAGTTATAACCCAAATTCAACTAGTGAAACTTATATTACCGACGACAATGCAACAGTTACTTTAGATAGTTATAACGTTACAATCGATGGTAATATGAAATGTTACTTTGGCGATGCTATTTATGATTATATTAATGGTCTAAGATATAATATGGCAACTGGTAGTGACGCTGAAACTAAAGCTTTATTAATTGATAAATACGATAAAGATACTACTGGAAATTCATTTAAAGCACAAGTATTTAATTGTACAATTTCAGTAGAAAGTTATGGCGGAAACGGTGGAGTTACTCCAACAATTACGTTTACAATTGGTTTAAATGGAGACCCTACTCAAGGAAGCGTAACATTTACTGGAGAAACACCAACATTTACTGAAAAAGTTGGTTAATAAATTAAAGCCTTTAAGGGTGGGAGGGTAAAACCCTCTCATTTTTATATTTTAAGGAGGAAAATTATGGAAAAATTAAGAGTTGAAAAGGACAATGTTTATAAAATCGAAGTTAATGATAAAGGGGAATGTATTGAATTTGATTTGTTAGATATTGAATTGCCTATTAAATTAATTAATGCGAGTGAAGAATTAAAGAAACAAAAAGAAATTTATAAAGAAAAAATTGAAAAATTGAAAAACGAAAATTTGAACCCAGCCGAAGATATGTTAAAACAATATGAAATTGATAAAGAGTTTTGCCAAACTATGCGTAATGTTTTAGATAGTTTTCTAGGGGAAAATGCTTGCCAAAAAATATTTGGCGATACAAATAGAATTGGCATGTTTGATGATTTTTTCACACAATTAGAACCACACCTTGATAAAATTATTATTAACGTTGAACAAGTTAAAAAGGATCTTATAGAAAAATATAAACCTATGTTGGAGAATAAAATTTAATGTACCCAGAATATATGGAAATCGATGGTAAAGACTATAAAATAAATACTGATTATAGAGTTGCATTGACATGTTTTAGAGCTATCAATGATGATGAAATTAATGATACTGAAAGAAGTTTGGCAATTGTTACTTTGCTGCTTGGTGAAGATTTTCCTTTTGAACTTATAGGATTAGCTATTCCAAAATGTATTAATTACTTGCGATGTGGTCGTGAAGAAAACACTAGTGAAGAAGATATTGATATGGACTATGAACAAGACAAAGGGCGTATCATGGCGAGTTTTAGGTCTTGCTATCAAATGGATATAAATAAAGAAAACATTTGCTGGTGGGAATTTAACGACTTAATTGAAGGGTTTAAAGAAGATGATGTCTTAAATAGAGTTAGAAATATAAGACGAGCAAACCCAGACGAAATAAGCAATGAAAAAGATAGACAAGATTTAATCAATGCACAAAAAAGATTAGCCATAAAAATAAAAGAAAAGAAAACACCAGAACAAGAAGAGATTGATAAATTTTGGGATAAAATAATAGGAGGTGAAAGCGATGAATAATTATAATGGAAAAGTTGTTATTGGAACTCAAATAGATACGAAACAATTTGATAAAGATTATGATGAAATAAGTAAAAAAATAGATGAATTAGACAAAAAAGCAAATAAAATTGCTACTATGGATAATCCAGCAGAAACAGACTTAGAAACATATAATAAGACTGTTGAAAAAATTAAAGAATTAAGAGAAGAACAAGAAAATATTAATCGGCAAAAACAAGAAGCTATAAAACAACAACAACAAGTTGTAGAAAAGCAACAAGAAACAAACACGGAAATTAGCAAAGAAGAAGAACAAATAAAAAAATTGTCTAACGAATTATATAAGACTTTTTCTGAATATGAAGAAATGCAAAAAACTATAAGCGAAGCTAAAATATTTGATGAAAAAGATGTAGAATATTCAGAAAAGTTAAAAAACAAAATAAAAGATATTGCCAAAGAGTACGAAAAAATAACCGGGTCAAAACTTTATGTTAAAAGCATCACTGACATTGAACCACAAGTTGAAAAAACTAATAAAAGCTTTGATAAATTAATTAACAAAATAAAAAAAGTCGGATTATCATTATTTGGCATTCAGACAGCGTACGCTTTAGTTAGTAGAGCAAGTTCGGCTTATCTTTCACAAGATACTGAATTGGCACAAAAATTACAAAGCGTTTGGGTTGGTTTAGGTACTTTTTTAGCACCAGCACTAGAAGGAATAAGCAACGCTTTGTTAAAAGCCTTGGGATATCTTAATGTATTTATAAAAGCATTAATTGGGGTAGATTATATAGCTAGAGCAAATGCGAAGTCTTTAAAAAAGCAAGCGGACGCACAAAAACAATTAGCGACTGGTATTGACGAAGTTACTAATTTACAAGAAAGCACTGGCGGAGATAAAACAAGTGGTTTAATTGAAATCCCTGAACTTGATGATAGAATTGTGAAAAAATTACAAAACTTAGCCTTAGCAATAAAAGAAAATTGGACCTGGTTAAAAGCTTTGGGTATTATGTTCGGAACTGTGTTTGGTATTAGCAAAATAAGTGGTATATTATCGAATATTGGCTTATTAACTGGAGCTAAAGGATTGGGAGGCATTCCAAGAGCAATAACAATTGGTTTAACTTTGGCTGGAGTTACTACTATTATTACAACAATAGGCAAAATAAAAAGTGAATTGAATGAATTGAACGCTCAACAAGACGGATTAATAAAAAACTCTGATGAAATTTATAACAAAATATATAGTGGCGAAAAATCAATTGATGATTTACTAAAAGACCAAGCTGGAAGAAGAAAAACAATTAACGAAACTTATGAAAAAAGTCAAAAATGGATAAATAAAAGAACAGGGCTAAGCAAACGATATCTTAAAGATGTGCAACTTAATCTTTTGTCTCAAGATAAAATATTGGAAAAAATAAAAGAACAATATGAAACAGAAAAATTAAGTAAGGAACAAAAACAAAAAGTACTACAAGGCTTGGTGGATCAATACAACACTGCTAGAAAAATGATACCTATATTAGAAGAACAAGGCATCAATACTGATAAAATTGAAAGTAGCACTAAAAATTATGTTGAACAAATTAAAAAGGTAAGTAAAGAGTTAGGAATTAATGAAGACCAACTTTATAATATTATTCAATTAAGAGATACTGAAAAAGGTAAAACAGAAGAAATTTCTGAAACTATCAAAAAAATTAATGACACCAAATTAGAAGATAAAACAGCTACTTATAAAGTTAAAGCAGAGGCTGATACTTCAAAAATGGAAAAAGATTATAATAATGCGTTTACTCGCATAGGAGAAAGTATTGGTAACATTTTTACTTTAGGTTATTGGAAAAAAATATGGAAATTTGCACCCAAAGCGTTTGGTAATTTCTTATCTGGTGGTGGCTTTGGTGGAGGCGGCGGTGGTGGCCGTGGTTTTGCTGACGGTGGTATAATACCAACCGTTCCTTTGCAAGGCGTTGTTTATAATCCAGGCCCAGGCGTAAATATTGGTGGTGGCAATGTCGCAGGCGAGAAAGGTGCTGAAGTAATATTCCCATTACAAAATAGCCAATTTATAGATGATTTTGCTAATCAATTGGCAGGAAAATTAGGTGACGGTACTAATACACAATTGTTGTTAGAATTAAATAGAAATATAGCGGAATTGGCTGATAGGCCTATTATTTTAAATGTTAATGGTAAATCGTTTGCACAAGCTACATATCAAGATTATCGAAACGAACAAAAACGTCAAAACGATAATACGCAAATTGTAAGGAGTTGATTTTTATGGCATTTTTAGAAGCAAGTTATGATAATAAAAATTGGTTTGCATTGCCAACACCAAATAGAAATAATTTTAGCCCGACATATACTCATCTTGAAAAATCTTATAGAGACGCAAATGGTGGTTTTCATAGGGATATAATAAGAAGAAACTTGGCAAAAGTTGTTGTCGGATGGGCAAGATTAAATGCCACTGAAATGGCACTTTTGCAAAAAATATATAATCAAAATTATGTTTATTTAAAGTATACTGATAATTATGGAAATAGAGTTACAAAAAAAATGTATGCTGGCCCACTCGATGGTAAAACAAGATATGCTGACAAAAAAACTTATTTGCTATCAGTTAGAACAGATGTACAAATGAACTTTATTGAATATTAGGAGGAAATATGGCTGTAAGTAATGAAGAATTTAACAAAGCTATAACTAACACGGAAAGAGAAATTAAAGGGTATGTTGAAATTATATATAATGATACTGATAATAGTAGTTATGCCCCTAGTTTTCCAACGCAAGCCGAATTTAGTGGTTATTATGAAATAAACGATGGTTATAGAAAAAATAAAAATTATGCAAGTTTAGAAGAAAATTACACGGAACTAGACGGTAGTTTTCTTCTTCCCAATAAAAAAGTTATCGGAGATAATGCTGGATATATAAGTAGTAAATTGTTCGAAAACATAACAGACACAAAAATAACTTTAGATGTCGACAATCCACTCGTCGCAGAAGAAAATAGAATACCAGTTAAAGCGTCTGGAATAACTATTTATTTTTTTAATAATATAGCGTATGATTTTATATTAAAAATAGTTGATAAAAACGATAAAGAAACTATATTCAATATAAAAGATAATAGGCAAAAAGTTTTTCATCAATTTTTCGAAAATGATATCACTATTAAGAAAATGGAGCTAACTATTTCTTCTATGGAATATCCAAACAGAAGAATAAGGATATCTGAAATTGATTTTGGTATTTCGAATATATATGAAAATGATGAATTAATATCATTTACTACAAATGAAGAAATAGATATTTTAAAACAATCTGTTCCAATAAATGATTGTACAATTAATCTTAATAATTATAATCGTGATTTTGACCCATTAAATCCTCAAGGGCTAGTTAAGTATCTTACACAAAATTGCATTATAAAACCTTTTTGTGGAGTGCTTGTTGAAAATGCTGGAGCTGAATATAAAAGTCTTGGGTATTATTATTTAGATAATTGGAATGCGAATGTAGACGGCAATGTAACTTTAAATGGTAAATCAATGGTTGCAATATTAAATAAACTGGAATTGAAAAGTGGAAGCACAAGTAAAATTCTAAGTAATAGTTTTAAAAGTGCCTCAGAACTTAATACTGCTTTTAGAGCATTTTATAAATTTAATTTTTCATTAGTAACCGCAATTAAATTTTGGTATACTAAAAGTACCAATTTAATGAATAATATAATTGCCGGTTCTACTGGTATTTTTGATAATGAAGGTGGAATACTGGGAAGTGAACACATTTTGTTCGTTAATAGAAATAATGTTTTTTCGGAAGGTGATGCATTTAAGCAACCAATTGAACGTTATATGAAAATTACTTTGAATGATATGTTAGAAGAACCTAAAGTTGAATTAAGGCAAAAAATTTCAAAAATAAATTTTGTTACTGAACAATATAAAAATACAAGTGAACAAATTAAATTATTAGATGAAAAAAAATATATTTTAAATAATAGCGAAGAATATGTTTGGTTTAATTATGACAAATTCCAAAGTGAAAATATTAGCCAGACCCCTACGTTTACATACACTTCTAGCAATAGTGGTATTGCCGAATTGATTGACAGCAATACAAAAATGTGCTATATAAAATTTAATGGTTCAGTTGGAGAAAAATTTACATTAAATTTAACAACATCTGGTGAAATGGTAGCCTATAATAAAAATACTATTTCTTATATTAATGAAAATGCAGATGAAAATGGTCAAGAGATAACTTATGACTTTACAGATTTCCAAAAAACTAGTGATGTAAATTTGAGAAATTTTGCACGAGACATATTAATGTACGACAAAGAGTATAAATTTTCGGGAAATTTTAATGGTAACCCATTAATAGAACCAAGAACAATTATAACTTTAGAAACAAAATTTGGAGATAAAATGGTTATTGTAACAAAAGTTACTAATACGTTTGACGGCGGACTAACAGGGTATTTTGAAGGAGTTGAATTATGATATATTTAACAAAAGAAATGTTACAACAAATTGAAGATAAAATTGAGGCGTTGCACAAAAAATTTAGAGAAAAATTTAATACAACTGAAACAACTTTAAGAAATTTTCAAGTTGGGGATTATTTTGGAAACCAAAAATTGTATTTTGATTTTGATAATTTTATTTATTTTGAAAATGAAGATGAAAATACTAATATAATAGAAACAGATGATAAATATAAAATGTATTATTATTCAAAAACTTTAAGTAAGCCAACAAGATATTATATTTATTTAGAAGACGGGGACAATAGAATAAGTGTTTTAGGCGTTATTAGTGATGTTATTATAAATAGAAATGGTTTTAATACAAATGGCAACTCGAAAGTAACATCAATAAAAGATGACGAGGAAGCTTTTAAATCTATTAAAATAAAAGATAATAGATATAAATTATTAGCTTATACAAAAAAAAATTGGGCTGATAACGGATTTCCTTACATGCAATATATTGATAATATTGAAGAAGGAATAAATGATGTAGCTGAAACATTTTATGCACCAATTGGTTTTGATTATAAGCCGTGGATTTTAAAAGGAAATATAAGTAATTATAATTCTGCAGAAACAAATGGCTTATCCCAAAAAACAATTTCAGAAGATGACTTTGTTAGATGGAATAAAAACATAGATTTGTTAGAAAAAGCATTTGATGATATAATTAATATATGGAATTTGATTAGCTATATAAATTGGAATGAAGAAAGCCAATTTGAATGGGAGGATAGATAATATGGCAAAAGTTAATTTTATAAGAAAACATACTAAAGCAGAAGTCAATGGCGAACCGATAGTTGATGGGAATTTTATTGTTACTGGTGAAGGTAATGTTTTTATAGACTATGGTGAAGAAAGAATAGAAATAATTAGTAGTGGTGGCAGTATAACTGGAGACACTTTGCCAATTGGTAGTATTACCGCCTATGGAAAAGAAACAGCGCCAGCTAATTGGCTAATATGCGATGGGAGTGCCGTAAGTAGATCTGCATATGCTGATTTATTTGCGGTAATTGGAACTAAATATGGTGAAGGTGATGGAAGCACAACTTTTAATCTTCCTAATTTAAAAGGTAGAGTTCCTGTCGGACTAGACGGTGGTGACACTGATTTTAATACAATTGGTAAAACTGGGGGAGAAAAGAAACATACATTAACAACAGATGAAATGCCTAATCATAAACACTCAATTTATCAATATGTTAGCGGATATAAATTAGGTGTAGTTACAGAATATGGTGTTTCAGGTGGAAAGAGTATTTCAATGCTAAAAAATTCTGATAAAATTAGTAATCAATCCCCAAATTCGGGAGATACTTCAGTTGGTTTAGTTAATGCTGACTATGCTGGTAATTCTCAACCACATAATAACTTACAACCATACGAAGTTAATAATTTTATTATAAAAGCATTTCAAAGTGCTGGAGTTGTTGCAGAAGTAGTTAATGCACAAACAGAAAGTGATACGGATGTATATAGTTGTAATTATGTGAACAGTATTATCGAAAGCGAAAGCAATGATAATGGCAATTGGATTAAATATAATGATGGAACTATGATAACATATCAAAATGTGGATATTACATTATCTGCTAATAAAGCCTGGGGTGGAATATTTGTAGGAAATTATGCAACACCAATTAATTTTCCTCAAACATTTAAAGAACCTCCTAAAGTCTTAATTGATTTGAAATTAAAAGTAGGTGCATGTTTTAAAGTGGAATGGGAAGTTCCCATTATAACAACTTCAAGTTATAAAAATATCGGAATAGGAAGAGGAACTTCAAGTAATGCAGTAGATCTTACGATTACACTATATGCAATAGGAAAGTGGAAATAACAAGCAAATTTTACAAAAACAAAAAAATGTGTTAAAATTATAAAAAGGAGATGATATTATGGAAATAACATATATGGTTATTTTAACAATAATAACTTATATATTTGGTGCTATCACAAAGGTGTTTGTTGACAATGTACCAAATAGATTTATACCACTTCAAAATGTTATAATTGGTATTGTTGCTGGACTTATTTGTTATTTTACTAAAATTGAAAGCAATTTACTTCAAGCACTATGTCTATGCCTTATGGCAACAATGACTGCTGGCGGTGTTGCTGATTTAAAAAAATTAAAACAAAGTTCAGAATTTATTGAAGAAACTTCTGATAATAAAGGGGCTGAATAAATATGAGCAATTCAAAATTAGTGGACAAAAATATTCCTGCGTATAAAGGAAATTATACAAAAAATCGTTCAAAATATTGCAAAAAAATAACAGAAATTTGTATTCATCACACAGCCTTTGTTACTTCTATTGAAACTTTAGGAAGGGTATTTCAAAGGGTTGGCAGAAAAGGTTCAAGCCATTATGGAATTGGTAACGATGGCAGAATAGCACAATTTGTAAATGAAAGTGATATTGCGTGGACAAATTCAAATTGGAAGGCAAATTGTCGCTCTGTAACAATTGAAACTTCTAATAGTTCAACTGGTGGAAATTGGCCTGTGAGTGACAAAGCACTTAACTCATTAATTAAATTAGTGGCTGACATTGCTAAAAGAAATAATTTAGGAACACTTATTAAAGGTAAAAATGTCACTTGGCATCGCATGTATTCAAATACAGCGTGTCCAGGCGAGTATTTACTAAGTAAAATGGATTATATCATTGAACAAGCAAATAAAATTAACAGCGGTCAAGTAGTTGAAGAATGGACTGCTGGTACTTATAAAATTTTGGTATCAAAAACATTAAGAAGAAAGACAACTTTAGATCCTAGCAATCGTTGTCGTGTCGGAAATTTAGATAAATACACGCAAACATTATTAACATCAAAAAACAAAAATGCAATTGCAAATTTTAAAGTGGGAGTTGAAATTCCTATACAAGAAATAATAAAATCAGAAGGGCGAGTTTGGGGAAGATATTTCAATACTTATATAGTGTTGTGCAACAAAGACGGCTCTAAACAAGCACAAAAAAAATAATGGAAATTACTTTAGCAATTGCAATTATAAGTTGTGTAATTTCTGTTAGTAGTTTTGCATTGAATAGAAAAGACAAGTCAAATAAAGACACGCAAAATGATAGTTATAAATGGGGAATGATTGATACACAAATTAAGCAAATTTTAGAAAAACTAGATAAAATCGATAATAAGTTAGATAATTATGACAAAGAAATCGATGAAAGAATTGAAGTTGCTTTGGAACATCATATAAAAGAATATCATCAAAAAGGAGAATAAAAATGGGTTTGAAAGAGGAAGTGTTAGAATTGGAAAAAGAAGTAAAGGAAATTCAAGAAGAAAGTTTAGCAATGTCTTTATTAAGGGATTATAAAAAAGTCAATGAAAGAATGTTTAAGATAATTATTATTTTAATAATTTGTTGGCTTTTGACAATCGCTGGTATTATATTCTATTCTTGTTTACCGAGTGAAGAGACTAGTCAAGAAGCAAATGGACAACATATAAGTCAGGAGGTTAGTAAATAATGGCGTATGCAAAGCAGACTTATAAAAGAAGAAATAATAAACCAATTAGAAAATTAAAAATTTGCAAAATTTATGCAAAAATCGTGAAATAATTACAAAAAAAACAAAAATAATGTTATTTTTAAAATTTTAAAGAAAGGAATGATAATATGTGTAATTGTAATACAATTTATATAACAAGTTTAACTACAACCTCAACTGGCGTAGTATTAATACCAAATAGAACTATAACTCAAACTAATTTAGCAAATACTTTTAATTATAATTTAGTAATTGCCTGTGGTTTAAAGTCTACAAATAGTTTACCTGTGTTTATTCAAACAAGTGCTGGCAATGTGCCTTTATTAGACAAATATGCTAACCCAGTATATTCTAATCAATTAAGAATTAGAACTAGATATTGTATAGGTTATGGAAACACTAACACTAACTATACTTTAGGGCAATTTTTAGTTAGAAATAACTTATGTTATGCTTGTAGTAGTGTTACTTCTAGTGTTAAAAGTGTAGAAGATAAAAATGCAAAATAACGATACTCAACAATTTGAAGTACTTGATATTTTAGTCATTATATCATTTGCAATGCAAATTAATAGTTATAATAAGGCTAGAGAAGATCATAACTATTTGCACGAACATTTAGAAAGTATCGAGAATAAACTAAACAAATTATTGAAAGGAGGCACTTATGAAAGTTAGAGAATATATTAAAAAAATAGTTGATAATGGCAAGCAAGAAGATATGGAAGAATTATCTGAAATGCTTGAAGATACTATTTATAAGTTAAAAGAAACTGACCCAAAATGCTATAAAAAATATAAAATGAAATTATATGAAATGGCTTATGGTAAAGTTCTTACTGAAGAAATGGCTTATAATTGGGTGCAAGAAATGAAACCAAAACACGAGCATTGGACTATAGAAGAAACAACAAGTGCAATGACTAGTCTAGGTTATAATTGCAACAAAATAGATTATTATGTAGTGGCAAATATGATGTATAATGATTATTATAATTTAGTTAAAGATGATGAAGAATTGGCTTTAAAAATGGCTTATATGTGGCTAGATGATGAAGACGCTGTAAAAGACAAATTATATGAATATTATAGACATATACCAAAAGAAGATTAATTTCTTCTTTACCAAGGTGTATCCAAGCGGTTAGGAGCATTACTGCAAATAATGTATACGTGGGTTCAAATCCCACCACCTTGTCCAATTGACAATTTTATTTATAAGTGATATATTATTTTTGGCTAGATTTCACCCTAGCATTAAAAAAACCAATTACCCCCTTTTAGAGCTTTTTGAATGTTTTTTTCATTTTATCTCTAGGTTTTTTTAACAAATTTTTAATAAATTTGTTTTTTTATACTTGACGACTAGCACAAATTGTGCTATAATATATACATACAAACGAAGAAAGTGGGTGATAAAAATGAAAGATTTAAGTTGGATACCAAAGAAATATCAAGAAAGAGTAAAAGACTTAGAAATGGAAGGTGGCTTAATCGACGATTGCAAATATATGTTATATTTCAATAGTGACTGGTGCTGGAGTGAAGATTATTGGGCTATTCCAGTAAGAAGCAAGAAAGAAGCTTTAGAATATATCAAAGATGCAAGATTAAGAACTGACGAAGAAAAAGAATTACACAAATAAGAAAGGGTTGAATGAAAATGAAATTAAGAAAATGGGCAAAAGTTGTTTTAACAATATTAATATTAATATTAAGTCTAGCCGTTTATATGAAAGTTGACTATTGGGGCTTTTTAGCCCGTTCTAGCAACTTTTATATGTTAGTTAGTATAATTGCTTGGTTTTGGTTAATCGTTGGCCAAATGATCGTTTATGCAAGAATTTGGAGGTAATATGAAAATATTTGATGTTATTAAATTAAATAAAAAGATAAATACTTTAGAAAATAAAGTTGAAACCTTAGAAAATTCAATTAAAGATGAATTATACAAAGAGTTTATGAAAAAATTAGGCGAAACAGCCGAAAATGATAGGTTAAAAAAAGAAAATAAAAAACTTAGAGCCAAAATAAAAGATTTAAAAGAAATAATAAAAGGAGAGGATTAAAATGTATTTAGAAATTAACGAAAAACTTATTGAGAAAGTTAAAAAAATAACTGGATTTGATTATAAATCCAAAGGGGGATTAGTTACTATTGAAGATTTAGTTTGTATGGTAGATGACTTAGTTTGCGAATATGATGTTTTGCAAGAAGAATATGATGATTTCAAACAAGATGTTGAAGATAATTATGTAAGTCGACCAATGAGCGACTACACTGGCGATGCTTACGATGATAGATTTTAGGAGTAATTATGAGCGATTTAAAAAAATATAGAATTGAGATAGGATTAACTCAGAAAGAAATGGCTGAAAAAATGGGAGTGCCTTATTATACATATATGAAGTATGAACAAGGCACTCGTAAAATGCCTTATAAAATAATTGGCAAATTTTTAGAAATGAGAGATTATCCCGAAGATAGACAAGTAATTAAAACTATGAAAGAATTAGGATATTATGGATAGGTGGGATTTTAAAGACTATGTGCCAACAAAAAAAGAAAAGAAAATTGATAGAGAAGAATTTTTATCACAATTTATTCAATGCCCCGAATGTGGATATAGAAATAAAAAGGTTTTTTTAGAAAGAAACGGGCAATGCAATTGTTGTGAAAGAATTTTAGACCCACGAGCACACATGAAATATGTTATAAACAAAAAGATAAAATTTTGTAGCAAAAAGTATTGAAAATGTATGCAAAAAATATTGAAAATGTATGAGAAATGTGTTATAATTTTTAATAGATAGGAGGTAAAATGGAAAAAGATATTGTTCTGATACAGGTCAGAATGCCAAAGTCAAGAAAAGAAGAATTAAGAAAGATAGCTAAGCAAAATGGTTATACACTAAATTCTCTGGTAAACAAATTTATTATTGATTACATCAAGAAAAACAAGAGGGAAGAATGACTTTAACAGAAGTAAAAAAAGAATTGAAAGTATTTGATAAGTTTAAATTTTTTGAAGAAGATCATCATTATGAATGCAATGGTAAAAGAGTTGGAATTAGTGTTACGAGATTAATTGAAGAATATAGTAATCCATTTGACCAACAAGCAATTGCTGAAAAAGTGGCAATTCGAGATAATAAAAGTGTTAGTAAAGTTCTTGAAGAATGGGAATATAAAAACAAATTTGCATGTGATAAAGGGAGTACTTGCCACGAATATGCACAAAGTATCTGGAGTGGCGAAGAATATAATGAATTATTATTTGATGGCAGTATTGAATATTTAACTGCAGTAAATAAAATCCAAAGCCAAGCAATAAATTTTTGGAAGGATTTTAAAAATAAATTTACACATATTCAAGATGAACAATTAGTAGGAAGCGAAGAATATAATATATGTTCGGCAGTAGACCATTTGTTTTTAGACAAAGATGGCAATGTTTGGTTGATAGATTATAAAACAAATAGCATTCTCAAAGGATACAATGATGATGAAAAAAATCGAAGATACACTAAAAAAATGCTTATTCCATTGCAAAACATAAAAGATGATAGTTTAAATCACTACTATTTACAATTAAGTATTTATAAATATCTTATTGAAAAATATACCAATATTAAAATTTATAAAACAATGATTGTCTATATGAGCGAAAACATTGAAAAATATGAACTTATTGAAACACCATATTTAATGAAAGAAGTAGAATTAATATTAGAAAATAGGAGGGAAAGAAAAATGGGAAAATGTATTCCAGTATTAATTATAGGAAAAAGTGGAAGTGGTAAAAGTACTTCACTAAGAAATTTAAAAAAAGAAAATTATAGTTTAGTTAATGTTTTAAATAAAGACTTGCCTTTCAAAGAAGGAAGAAACATACAAGGTTTAGCAACTAAAGATTATGAACTTGTAAAAAAGTTTATTAAAGAAACACCAAAAGATATTATTGTTGTTGATGACTTTGGCTATATAATGACAAACGAATTTGTTTCAAAAGCAACCGAAACAGGTTATACAAAATTTAGTGTAATAGCACAAAAATTTTACAATTTTGTAGAATATATTAAAACACTTGATGGAGATAAAAGAGTTTATCTTATGATGCATGAGGAAAAAAGTGAAAGTGGAGATATAGCACCAAAAACTTGTGGCAAAATGCTTGACAATCAAATTTGTGTAGAAGGTTTATTTAGTATTTTATTAAGATGTATATTTGATGGCAAAGAACATAAATTTAAAACTGCAACTGATGGCTTAGATGTTTGTAAGACACCAATAGGTATGTTTGAAGATGAACTTATAGACAATGATTTAAAATTAGTAGATGATACTATTTGTGAGTATTATGAAATAAATAAAAAAGAAGAAAAGAAAGAAGGGGAAGATAAATAATGATAAAAAAACCAAGTAACTGGGATGCAGTTGAAGTAATGGAGTTTGACTACACTCCAATAGAATTAGGTGGTCATAAAGGAATAATAATGGGAGCAGAAGAATACACTAGCCCTATTAGTAATAAGACTTCTTTAAAGGTTAGTATTGATACTGCTAAAGATGATAGACAACCTGAATATTTCGCAGAGCAATATAGAAATGATACTAGAATTGACAAACGTTGGAGCAATTCAGCCATAAAATATATTTCGCTAGGAGAAGAAGAAACTCAAGTTAGACAATTAAAAGGGTTTATTACTGCTTATGAAAATTCTAATGGTTGCACGTTTGATTGGAACAAAGATTGGGAGCAACTAAAAGGTAAAAAAATTGGTTTAGTATTTGGCATGGAAGAATATGAAAACCAAGCTGGAGAATTGAAGACAATTAACAAATTAAGAGAGTTTAGAAGTATTGATAAAGTAGACAATATTAAAGTTCCTAAAGTAAAAATGCTTGATGGATCTTATGTTGAACATGAAGATTATATGAAAAACAACGGAAATGGCAATTCAAGTGATGAAATTGAAATTACTAACGATATGCTTCCGTTCTAATTTAGAAAAATAAAGAAGATGTAAAATTCTTCTTTTTTTATGCATTTGTATTGACAAAATGTTAATAATTGTGTTAAAATTAAATTACAATGAAAGGAGGTAAATAATGTACATAGCAATTACAGAAAAATTCACAACAATAAAACAAGTAGCAATAGCAAGAATTGTTGGAATTACTGAACAAACAATGTGCCGAATAGTAAACAAAAAACAAGGTTGTTCTAAAAGAACTGCTTATTGTATTGTAAAAGCAATACATCCAGAGGCTGAAATTGAAGAATATTTTATAAGAAAGGATAAATAAAAATGAAAATGTGTTTTAAAGTTAATATTTATGATATTAGAATATATCAGGTTGAAAAGGAGTTTTAAAATGGAAAATGAAACAAAAGAAGAATATGAAAACAAAGACCCAGCATTCTTATTTTATTCTAGCGATTTTCTTACAGGAACTATGTTTATGAGCGATGCACAACTCGGAAAATACATAAAAATTTTATGCACGCAACACCAAAAAGGGCATTTATCAGAAAAAGATATGTTAAAGATATGTAAAAGATATGATAAAGATATCTTTGAAAAATTTAAAAAAGATAGTGATGGAAATTATTATAATATAAGGCTTGAAAAGGAAATTACTAAAAGAAGAGATTACTCAAAATCGAGAGCAAGCAATAGAAAAAATAAGGTAACTTTTGAAAACATATGTTTTTCATATGTTAAACATATGGAAAATGAAAATGAAAATATAAATATTAATAATACTTCTTTTATTAATTCTTATATTAAAAATAATAAATTAGATAATATAATTAATTTATTATTAGAATATTTTAATTATAGAAAAAGTATAAAAATACCTAATAATCAAAATATTATAGATGAATTAATTTTGTTTTTAAAACCCTATAATGTAAAAGAACAAGAACAAATTATAAAAACTTCTTTAAAAAATGGCTATCGCGAATTTTACCCACCAAGAAAAGAAAATAATGATAAAAAAGAAGGAGTAATTTATGAAACAATATGATTTAGAATTAAATATAATTGGTTGCATATTTTATAAACCTGAACTTATAAACGAATTGTTTATTGATATGAGTTGTTTTAAAAATAGTTATAACAAGCAAGTTATATTATTATTAAAAAAAGTTTGGGAAACTGAAAAAAAAATGGATATTACAATTTTGCTAAATTACATCAAAGATGTTAAAGCCAAAGATAGATTTATGGACTATTACATAGAAACAATGGATTTAATAATATCTCCAACAAATTTTTATGAATACCAACAAAAATTAATCGACCAACATAAAGATGATTTAATTAAAGCAGAAATTAATAAATATGCGAAAAGCCAAATTGAAATTGATGAATTAGTTGAAAATATAAATAAAATTTCAAATGAAGTTATGGTTATAAAACAAAATAACAAAAAAACTCCAGAAGAAATGATCTATATGATTAGAAATCGTGAAAAGATAATACAATTTGACAGATTTAGATTTTTAAACGAAAGGCTAAGAATTAAAAAAAGAACAATAAATGTTATTGGAGCTAGACCGAGCGAAGGAAAATCAGCACTTGCATTAAATTTATTTTGTGACTTAGCAAAAAAATATAAAAGTATTTATTTCAATATGGAAATGACAGAAGAAGAAGTTTATGAAAGAATGCTGGGCATCGAAAGTAATATTCCAATTTCTGATATTAATAAGCCACAATCAGAATTTCAAGATGAAAAAATAATGGAAAGTGCTAACAGGATTTATAATTTTAAATATGAAGTTATAAACGGAAGCAAGACAGTGCAATCAATTAAAAACAAAATTATTAAAGAACAAAGAGAAGAACATTTAATAGTTTTTATTGACTACACAGGTTACATAGTTGGCAAGCAAGGTCAAAATGATAGAGAAAGAATTGGTGAAGCCGTTAGAGAGTTAAACAACATTACCAAAGATTATGATTGTACTATATTCTTAATAGCACAAATAAATAGAAACGGTAGTGATACACCAACAATGCAAGATTTAAAAGACAGTGGAGAAATAGAGCAAACGGCAGACACAATTATTCTTATACATGATGAAAACAAACAAAATAATGTTGATGTTAAAGAAATCGGATTATTAGTTCCAAAATGTCGTGGTGGCAAAAGAAATGTTAGAATACCTGTTGTGTTTGATAAGCCAAAACAAAGATTTTATGAAAGTGAGGGCAAATAATGTATTACATAAACATTACGGACTTAGAAACGGGCAAAAATTGGAAAGAAGAATTTGACAGTTATTATTTTTTTAGAAAAAGGGTAATAAAGTTAAAACATAGCAAAAAATTATTTGTTACAAGCAGAAGCAATTTGTAATATGCCATAAAACATAAAAATAATGGCGATAGGTGAATGAAAATATTAAAATAATATAATTAATCATAAATAATAAAAAGCTGCTCTACGGGGCTAAAAATAGTGTTTAAGAAAGGATTTGATAAAATGAATAATAATATAAATGTAATTACACAAAAAAAGGAATTATATGATAAATGTGAAAATATGGAAGAATTATACGATAAATATTATTTACCATTATTAGAAAAGCATTACAAAAAAACATATACTTTAGAACAAGCATTAGATGAAATTGAAAAAATATTAAGACAACGTCAATTTGAATATGATAATATACCATGTAATTATGAGGATGACATAGAAAAAATAAAAGAAATAATACAAAAAGCAAAAGGAGATGTTAAGAATGAAAATAACAATGTATGAGTTATTAGGATTAATTAAAGATGGTAAAGCACCTAAAAAAATAAAATATGAGTACTCAATATATGAATTAACACATGAAAGAAATGATTATTATTGTAAAAATGAGATGAGATGGTTCACAAATGAAATAAATGCTTTAGGAGTATTGAATAATGAAGTAGAAATAATCGAAGAACCAAAGAATATAGAAAAAATAGAAATGTATCAAGATGAAGAAGGTCAGTATTTCTTGAATAATAGAAATAACAAAATATACATTAGATGTGATGAAACAGATTTTATGGTTGATAAATTTAATGAACTAATAGATGAAATTAACAATTTAAAGGAGAAATAGTTATGAGATATTATTATGAATATAAATGTAAAAATGGTTGTAAAGTCAGTGGACATAATTTAGAAAAAATTGATTTTCTTGAGGATAATTATATTAAATTATCAGGTGTAGATGTTATTCAAACAAATATTGATTATGAAAAACTACATTGGGGAACACTTTTAAGTATGAATGAAATAGATTATTTAAAAATAGAACCTATGTTAGAAAAGGAGTTAAAGGATGAATAAAATAAATGTTAATTTATATGGTGGCAAGAGCATTTTTAAAGGTGTGAAAGAAATGCCATTAGAGGCAGAAATAACATATTGCGATAAATGTGAAAAATGTTCTTTTTATAAAAATGGGACTTGCTTTAGTGCGGGTAGATGGAAAGCAAATTGCAAATTTGGAGAAAAAGAAATAATTAAAGGTTATACTTCAAGAGCAACCAAGTATTATGATTTTCGACGAACTTATAAAAATGATGAAAAATATAATCTTTTAAAAGAACCTGGCCAAACAATAGGGATAATTGATGGTATAGTAATTTTAAATCTTAGATATATTAAAATTATTGAAGATATAAAAGTTGAAGAGAATGTTTGTTTTGGGAAAGATGATTTAGTTTATATACCATTAAATAAATTTAATAACAATATTATAAAACAAATATGCGATATAAAACCTAGAACTTTATTTGATGACGGTTATATAAGAACATATCATGAAGAAATAATTCCTAGATTTTTATATGAATTAAAATCTGATTTTAAAGATATTTATGATAATTTTATAAATGAATATCCAGAATATAACAAAGAATTTAATTTTGTTGGAAGAAAAGCGTACATAAATTCTTTAAGAGATGATTTAGAAATAAATAGTAAGACTAACAAATGGAAAATAAGCAATGGCTATATAATTTGTGAAAAATGGCAAGATATATATCCTTTTAATGCAAGATATGGGGAAGTAAAAATTAAAATAACTAATGATTTAATTTGTGAAATAACAAACAATGAGCAAGTTGATGAAAATACAAAATTTGCAGATTAACAAAATATATGGAAAAATTTCAAAAAGAGTTAGAAAAAGATTTAAAAATATTGAGAAAAAATGGAATTATTAGTTAGAAAGGACTGATATTATGCTTAAAATAAGAGATAACGTGGATTTGAAAGAGTTAGAAAAGTTTGGGTTTGAAGAAAATGGTTTTTATTATAGTAAGACATTTAATTTTGAATATTATAAAGTTGAAATTCATATTGAAAAAGACAGAAAATATTTAATTATTAAAAATGATTATTATGATAGCGATTATGCTTGTTATATACCAAGTTTAATATACGATTTAATAAAAGCCAATTTAGTTGTAAAGGTGGATGAATAATGAATAGAGTAATATTGTTTAGAGGAAAAAAAGTAGATAACAATAAGTGGGCTTGTGGAGATTTAATTCAAGATTTCTCTTGTGAAAAACATAATTATTATATTGGAGCTAATGATTGCAATGAAGTTGGTGATGTTTTTTATCAAGAAAATGAAGTAATCCCAGAAACAATAGGACAATACACAGGACTAAAAGACAAAAATGGCGTAAAAATTTATGAAAATGATATCATCGACATTCATCAAACAGTTAATGGCTATAATCAATTTGTTATTCAATATGATAATTATAAACTTAGTGCTAAATATTATAATCAAAAGACAAAACAAATACTAGGTTGGTATCAATATGATTTAGATGAATTATTTGAGGTAAATGAAGCCGAAAAAGAAATTGAAGTAATAGGAAATATTTATGAAAATGAGGTTGATTAAATGAAATTTAAAATGAATAATAGAGAATGGTATATTGAAGAAGTAGATATAAAAACTATAAGAGAAGAGTATAATAAAGATTTATCTGATAATAGCAAAGTAAACGAAGATTATTTCTTTTATGGCTTAACAACGTTATCTAAACAAAGAGTGTTATTGAATAAAGATATACATATTGAAAGAAAGAAAAAAACTTTATATCACGAATTAATGCACGTTTATAAAGATGTTTTTATTGGAAATGAAGAATGGAAAATTAGTGAAGAAGAACTTTGCGATATAAGTGCTTGTTCACACGATATCATACACAAAATTGTAGAAGATTATTTTAAGGGAGTAGATTAAATGATTTTAATAGATAGCAGAGAAAAAGAACAAAGTAAAATAAATTGACTTTTTAACGAATTAATGGTATAATTTAGTTGTCTGGATAGAAAAGAGTGTTTAATGATGAGTAAGTTCTATCTAGACAATAAACCTTACTTGTCATTAAGCACTTTTTTATATCTTTACAGAAATGGAGAGATATTTATGGAAGAAAGAAATTATATTGTTTACAAACACACATCACCAAGCAATAAAGTTTATATTGGTATAACTAAACAAAAACCTTACAAAAGATGGAAATATGGTCATGGATATGATGATAGCCAACCATTAATAAAAAAAACTATTCAAAAATACGGTTGGAATAATATAAGACATGAAATACTATACAATAATTTAACTAAAAAAGAAGCGGAACAAAAAGAAATTGAATTAATTACTTTTTATAAATCTAATCAAAGAGAATATGGATACAATATTCAAAGCGGAGGCATTAGTGGAAAAAATACTAGTGAAGAAACTAAAAAGAAAATGTCCATAAGTAAATTAGGAGATAAAAATCCTATGTATGGAAAATGCAATTATATTATATGCTTAGAAACCAAAGAAATATACCATGGGTCAAAAGACGCTCAAAAGAAAACTGGAATAAATGAAAGATGTATAAGAAAAGTTTGCAAAAAACAATATGGTAGAAAAACTGCTGGTGGTTATCATTGGCAATATTTGGAGGAATGTAATGGTAATAATTGAAGATGTTAATCAAAAAATGGGAAAACATACTGAAAAAAATGAATATTGGCAAAAAAAAGGAGATATTGTTATTCGCAATAAATTGCCTTTAGGAGATTATTGCTTAATGCCAGAAATTGTTGTTGATACTAAGAACGGACTTGAAGAAGTTTATCTTGATATGTATTCTGAACATAAAAGATGGCAACAAAATTTTATAAATTCTAAGCAATGGGGAGTTAAACTTATAATTTTAATTGAAAATGATTTGGGAATAACTTGCCTAGAAGAAATACCACAAAAGTGGGAAAATCCTTTGATTAAAAAATATAAAAATGAGTTTATATGGAAACTTCGTAAAAAAGGTATTAAATGTACTTCTGAACAAGATGTGTGGGCTATCTACAAAATGTGTAAAGAAAATGGAATACAAACTCGTAGACCGCCTTGTAGCGAAGAACAACTTATGAAGTCTATGATTACTTGCCAAAAAAATGAAGAATATAGTGTGTCTTTTAAATTCTGCTCTAAATCCGAAACAGGGCAAAAGATACTTGAATTATTATCCCAAAAATGATATAATCTAATTAGGTGGTAGCTATGGGTTGGCTTGAAACATTTTTAAATATTTTATTATCAATAGGAGCATTATTAATCGGTGGGTTAATATGCTTCTTTTTAGTTGTTTTATCAGCACACAAAGATGAAATTTGGGAGGCAATATATGAAATGTTTGATTAAATAATAGAAATATGATATAATTAATATGTCGAGATAGTATAAAAGCATTTAATGATGTCTATGGGACTATCTCGACAATAATCCATAGGCGTCATTAAGTGCTTTTTATTATCTCAAAAGAAATGGAGAGATAATTATGGAAGAAATTTGGAAAGATATTAAAGATTTTGAAGGAATTTATCAAGTAAGTAGTTTTGGCAGAATAAAATCTTTGCAAATGTACGCAAATGGTGGCTATAAAAAGAGAGAGAAAATATTAAAACCTTGTAATAATGGGAATGGTTATTTTATAGTTTATTTGAGAAAAGGCAAAAAACGTTATGTAAAATACATCCATAGACTAGTGGCAGAAGCATTTATTTTTAATCCTAATAATTATAAATGTATCAATCATAAAAATGAAATTAAGACAGATAATAAGAAGGAAAATTTAGAATGGTGTACTTATAAATACAACAATAATTATGGAAAACATAATGAAAAATTATCAAAATCTAAAAGAAAATTAGTAAACCAATATGATTTACAAGGAAATTTCATTAGAACGTGGGATGGAATAAGAATTGCAATGGAAGAAACAAATAGCCGTCATATAGTTGAATGTTGTAAAAATAAAATTAAAAGTAGTGGAGGATATATTTGGAGATACTATGAAACAGATAATGAAAGATATGATAAAAATATACAAAATAAAGGAATTGGGATATGATTTTGCAGGATATGAATTGCAAAAAGGCGATATATATACTTATCATCATAATATTATTGCTAAAAGAGATGGAGGACCAGAAACTATATGGAATGGAGCGGTTTTATGTGGTAAAACAATACATCCATATCTTCATTTAATTGAATGCAAAGACCCCGAGATATTTTATTTAATTACTTCTGAAATGATAGATGAGAATTTAAAAGGTTATTTAGACACACAAAATTTGCTAACAATTGATGACTTACTCACATATTTTGAACGTGAGCATTGTTCTGACAGAACTAACAAAGGGGTGCCAATAATAAAAGAAGAATATACAAGGAGGCTAGTGAAAAATGGAAAATTTGGAAGATGAAATAATGCATTTATGTGAATATTATGATTTTATAAAAAAGAATTATGTTTTTATACTTTTAAAGATTTTGTAAACAATGCAGAATACATAAAAAACATATTTGACACATCAACAAAATATGAAAAACAATTGTATAAACTTTATGTATACGCAAACACACACATGAATTTGTCACGCAAAAATCTAATATGGGATTATCTCAATGGTTACAAGAATTTTGCAAATTTATTATATTTGTGATATAATTTTATAGAAATTTAAAGAAAAGGAGAATTATTATGACAAAATTAGAAATTGACGCAAGATTGCTTGAACCTGAAGGCGAAAGCCCAATAACTGAAAATTTTAATAGAGTTATGAAATTTATTGACAACGGTGGAACAGGTGATGGAGTAGAAAAAACACAAGTTGATTTTAATGCAACTTTAGAAAATAATGTTATTACAGGAGAATTAGATGAAAGTGTGAGTGACTTTTCATTCGTACAAAACCACGACTACTTAATCCACATCTACTTACCACTTGTAACACTCACTGGCGACCTAGATGACACTTACACAATGATTTTAAAAGACAAAGAAGGAAACACAGTAAACATTAACAACATGTTTCAAAAAGACATTACAAAGACTGTTACAGTTGGTGATATGTGTCAAATACAAGACTATGACACAGGAATTGGCTATTCATGGGAATTTAATGCACACTATCGCAAAATTCAAGACAATGATGCAACTCATTACAATTTATACACAGACACAATAGTTCGTGAAACTGTATCAGCAATGACAGGAGCTAACTTACATTTAGGAATATCAAATAGCAAGCTAAAAAGTGGTACAGTAGTTATCTGTACTAGCAATTACGAAAACAACGGAACAACCTACAGCAAAGGTCATCAATACCTAGTAACAAGCGAATTTGTAGGTGGTGAATTAATTCTTGGCACTGAAGACATTACTGTTGTTCAAACTGCATAAAAGGAGCTGATTAAATGAGCAAGATTAATGATTGGCTTGAAAATGATAAATTAATATTGCTAGAGGGGTGGGCTAGAGATGGCTTGACAGATGAACAAATAGCCAAAAAAATAGGGATTGCAACATCAACTTTTTACGAATGGAAAAAAAAAGAATTAGAATTTTCGGAGGCCTTAAAAAAAGGAAAAGAAGTTATTGATTTTGAAGTTGAAAATGCCTTATTAAAAAGGGCATTAGGATATACAATAACAATTCAAGAAGATAAACTTGATAAAAATGGACGCGTTCATACTCTAGAAAAGGAAGTACATATTCCTGCTGATACAACAGCACAAATATTTTGGCTTAAAAATAGGCAATCTAAAAAATGGCGAGATAAAGTTGAAATTGCAGACAATGATGCAATTAAGAAACTTGATGAATTGTTAGAGGCACAAAAAAATGCTTAAATGGACTAATAAACAAAGAGAATATATGCAAAAAGCCAACCATAGATGGAACTTTAAAGTTGGAGCTGTTCGTTCCGGAAAGACTTTTCAAGATAAAGAAGATTTAATTCCTAGAAGAATAAGAGAACGTGCTGGGAAAGATGGATTGTGCGTTCTTATGGGTGTTACAAAATCAACACTTGAAAGAAATGTTTTAAGGCCAATGAGAGATAAATTTGGAGATAAACTTGTTGGGAATATTAATAATGAAAATAAAGTTATGTTATTTGGCGAAGAATGTTATGCTTTAGGAGCTGAAAAGGTAAACCAGGTTAGTAAAATCCAAGGGGCTAGTTTTAAATACCTTTATGGTGATGAAGTTGCTAAATGGTCACAAGAAGTATTTGACATGGTTAAATCAAGACTTGACCAAGATTATAGTTGCTTTGATGGAACTTGTAATCCCGAAAGCGAAACACACTGGCTAAAAGATTTCTTGGATAGCGATGCTGATATTTATATTCAACATTACACAATTGATGATAATAGTTTTTTAAGTGAAATATTTAAAGAAAATCTTAAAAAAGAATACTTTGGGACAGTTCTTTATGATAGGTACATTTTAGGAAAATGGGTAAATGCAGAGGGGCTTATTTATAAGAAATTTGCAAATAATCCAGAACGATACGGAATGGACTATCAATGTGAATTAAAGACAATAAATGGCAAACAAAAATGGGTTGATAATTTGCCACTTGGTGAAACTATAATTGGTATAGACTATGGGGGTACAAAATCAGGGCAAGCCTTTGTCTGCACAAGAATAGCTTATGATTATACTAAAGTAGTAACAATGGCAAGTATAAGAATAACTGATGAGTTAGACAGTAAACAATTATTGGAAAAGCAAGTGGATTTTATAGAATATTGTAGAAATAAATTCCATTGCAATATTGATTATGTTTACCCAGATAATGAAGAAAGTGTACATATACGAAGCTTAGACAATGCTGTTCGTGAACGTGGTTGGAATACTACTGTTAGAGGTAGTAGAAAATACCCTGTAAATGACCGAATAGAGGCTCAAAATAAGATGTTAGCATTTGATATATGGAAATACCTTAACGGTGAATGTGATAGTCTTGTTAAGGCTATGAAAACTGCTATGTGGGATGATAACAAATTAGAAGATACTAGACTTGATGATTTTACTACTGATATAGATAGTATGGATGCTTATGAGTATTCATATGAAAGAGATATGAAAAGAATAATGGATGCAATTAACTATGAGGAGGTTATGTAATGTTAAAAACTTTATTCAATTGGATTTTAAAAACATTGTTTGGTGTTAAAACTGAAACAAATAATACCGAAATGACAATGAATGACAAATTTGCTCAAGAATATAGAGCAATTGATGAAATTAATTTTACGAGTATATTTGCTAATAAACTAGCAAACTTTGCTGTAAGTGATAGCACAGTTAATATAGTAGGCAACAACAAAAGAACAGAAATGCTTACTGATACATTAAACCTAGCAATGACTAGAGCCAAAAAGATAGTTGGAATGCAACTTGGTTATGGTGGGGTGTGTATAGTTCCTTACATTGACAATGGGAAGTTATTATATACATTAGTTGAACAAGATAGGCTTACAATAGACCAAATTAGTGGTGAGAAGATAACAGGTGCTACTTTATTAGCAGAACAAAAGACAATTACAAGTGGCTCAATAAGTAATACTTATTTTAGATGGGTAAATTATACTATTGAAAATAACGTAATAATAATGAGGCAAAAATATACAGATCAACAAGGAAGCGAAATTGATGTTAATTTAATTCCTGAATGGGCTAGTATTAATCCAGAAGAAAGAATAATGAATGTTGATAGAGTTCTATTTGGTTATACTAAATCGCCAATTAACAATAGAATTGGAAACGATAAATATGGCGTACCTATTACATTTGGTTGCGACCATACTATTGCTGAAATAAAAGAATGCCTAAAACAAATAGCACGTGAATTTGCACTAAAAGAAGCATTTGTAGGTATTGATGAGAGAATGTTTGGTAAAGATAGCCAAGGACGTTCTAAATTGCCTAGAAATGGCTTATTTAAGACATTTAAAAGTGATACTGATACCGATTTCTTTCAAGAATTTAGCCCAGCAATAAGAGAGAGTTCTTATTATGCTAGACTACAAGAACTTTATACAAGACTTGAGAAAGAAATTGGTGTTAGTAAAGGTTTCTTAACTGACATGGAAAGTTCAAATGCAACAGCTACTGAAATTCGCCGAGCAATGTACGATACATTTACTTTAGTTAATGATATTCGTAAGAATTTTGAAAAAGGTATGGAAGACTTTATCTATGCTTGTAATGTATTAGCAAATAGATATAATTTAAGCCCACTTGGTGATTATGAATTGGCTTTCAATTGGGATTATTCATTATTGACTGATACACAGGAAGAATTTAATCATTATATTCAAGGAGTTAGTCAAGGGGTTATTAGTAAGGCAGAATTAAGAAATTGGATTATACCTAATGAAACATTAGAAGAAAGCAAAAAGGCTATTGAAGAAATAGAAGAAGAAACACCTAGCGTTGATAAGTTGCTTGTTGATGAAAAAGATGATGCCGATAATGACAAAGACAAGCAAAACAACAAAGAAGATAACAAAGATGACAAGAAAAACAAAGGAAATGAAGAGAAAGAGTAAAGTCTTTCTTTTTTTTATTGACTTTTAAATAATTATATTATATAATTAAATAAATGAAAGGAGATAAAAAATGATAAAAGTAACATTTGAAAAAGATTATAGCAAAGACTTTAATATTGATTTTGATGGGCTAATAAAACTTAATATTATTTACGATTATGGAAAGATTAAATCAATTCAAATTAAAGAAAAAGGTAAAATAAAAGAATTACTTGGAGAAATAATAAAGTTTAAAGAATTTTATGATATAAAGACAGATGATGTCATAACTATAATTGATATGTATTTTGATAATTATTTTAATATAGAATACATTGGAAAGCCATTATTTTAGGAGGTAAAGAATGAAAAAGATTAAAACAATAAACATTGATGAAAAAACTTATAAAGATTTTCAAATATATGCAATTATGATTAACAAGAGTGTATCTTCATTAATAGAACAATTTATGCGTGAAACACTTGAAGAGATGAAAAAGGAGAAATAAGAATAATGGATAAAGAAGAATTAGAAAATTTATATAAAGATTTTACTTCACAATTAGTATTATCTAAAAATTTAGATAATATAGGTTTAGTCGCTATAACAAAAAAACAATTAAAACAAATAATAAAAATAATAAATCATTATACTCAAATACAATCTCAATTAAAAAAGCAAAAAGAAGTGATTGATAAGGCAAATAAAAAATTAAATAATTTTATTGGCTGTTGTAAAGCTGAAAAATTAGAAAGTGGTAGTGATTATATACATCATCAATATTGGGATATGTTTGAAAGATTTAATAAACAAATAAAAGGTATATTAAAAGAGGCGTCTGAATGCAACAAATAAAAACTTGTAAAAGAAAAACTTTAGATGATGAATTTTATACAATGTACAAAGATTGTGTAAGAGAATTGCATAAGTATGATTTGAGAGGTAAAAAAATTATTTGCCCATGTGATGATAAAAATAGCAATATTTATAAATATTTAAAAGATTGTTATTACGATGTGAAATGTGATGACAAAGAATGGAGAAATATTAATTATTCAAAATATGATTTAGTAATAACCAATCCCCCTTTTAGTCAAGTAAGAGCGTTTATAAGACATTTGGTTGCACAAAAAATTGATTTCATAATTATTGTAAGTGATGTATTAAGATATAGTATCAAAAATGGTAAAGCAGATTTTGGAATACAGCTTTATAAAGGTTGGGATGCACAAAAATTTTATAGACCTAATGGCAGTATAAAAGCAGTTCATTGTGGATGGATTTCTACAATCCAAGACAATTGGCTGGAAAATAAATTATTAAAAGAGGTGTCAGAATGAATGAATTGAAATATTGTAAATTTTGTGACAAAGAAAAACCTATAAAAGATTTTGTGAAAAGTGGTTTTGCTATAAAAAATATATGTAGAGAATGCCAAAACAAAAAGCAAACTCAAATATATAAAAATAGTAAAGAAGTAGAACAATTACAACAAGAAAACAAACAACTAAAAGATAATTGGAATAAGTTAAAAGAATATGCTAAAGAGATAATTTCAACTGATAATGAATTATATGGAACAGATTTATTAGATAAAATGCAAGAACTAGAACGAGGAAGTGATAGTAATGTTAAAGATTAAAGATAAAAATGCAAATAAATACAAACCAAAAGTTACTACTATAAATGGCTATTGTGGTGCTGTGTATGAAGAAAATTTAAAACAATTTAGAAAAGAGTTAGAGAAAAAAGGTGGATATATAGCTGGAATTGTAACAATAAGGTCGATAGTAATATATCGAGAGAAAGTAGAGAGTGATGAGTAAATGCTAACATTACCGATTAAGAAAAAATGGTTTGATATGATTAAATCAGGTGAAAAGAAAGAAGAATATAGAGAAATTAAACCTTATTACACAACTAGATTTTATGGTAGAGCATACGAACATAATGTAAAAAATGGATTTGTGAAAGAGTATGAAAGAAAATATATAACAATATTACTAAGAAATGGCTATTCAAATAATAGCCCATCTATAAAATGCAATATAGAATTATCAAAAGGTTACGGTAAAGAAGAATGGGGAGCAGAACCTAACAAGAAGTATTATGTATTAAAAATATTGAGCGTAGAGGAGATTAAATAATGACTGATAAAGAACTAAATAGCCACGATTTGGCTAGAAAAATAGAAATAGTAAAATTACAAGAAGAAAATGAAGAACTAAAATCTATATTAAGAGGTACAACTCATTGCTTTGATGAAGAAGAACATAATAAACTTAAAGAAGAAAATCAAGAGTTAAAGAAACAACTTGAAAATTGTTATTGCAATAGAACAGATTGTTCATCAAGAATAAAAGATAGCAAAAAATATGATAGTTTAGTTCAAAAAGTGGAAACTCAACAAAAAGAGTTTATAAAGTATTTAGAAGATGAAAAAGATAGATTATCAGGAACATGCGATATTATTTGCGTAAGTAAATTTGAAGAAGCAGATGACAATTTGCAAGAATACAAAAGAATAATAGGATATAGTGAAGATAAGTAGAACAAAAAAAGATAGAAAAGATCATAAAAGATATAGAGTAATTGAAAATGCTTTAATTAAAAAGACATTAGAATGTTATAGTGATGAAATAGTCGGTAGAAAAAAAGATAGGACATTAAGTAGAAAAATGAGAAGTAGATTAAAAAGATTAAGCGATAAAGAAATAATAGGAGATGATAAATAATGGAAGATATATATAGTATTATTCATAGAAAAAAAGAGCGATTAAAAAAACTTAATGATTTTAATTATATAACTACTATCAACGATGTTAAAAGGAACAATGAAATTTATCGTTTAAAAGGTTATATTGAAGCCTTAAATGATGTTAAAAATAAAAAAATATATACACAAGAAAGGGATATACTTGAAAAAATTTATAAAAATGTTGATGAAAATATAAAACAGATTATACGAAAATGTTGGAGGTAAATAATGAAATTAGAAGTTGGAGATATCATTAGATATAGAATTGACAATGTTCCTTTAGAAACAAAAGGCTATTTAACTGGTGTTACTGATATAACAGATGAAGAAATGCTAGAAAGTATAAAAAAAGATAAAAATTATCATGTTTTACAAATATTAACAAAAGAACAATTTGAACAAATGGCATATAAGGTTGGTGAGTAAAATGAATTGGTTAGAATTATGGGCTAAAATACAAGTTATATCTTCAATAATAGGTTGGGTATTAGTAGGACTATTTATATTATTTTTGTTTATAGCAATAATTGTTATAATTTTTAAAGATTAAGGAGTTGATTAAATGATAGATGAAAAAGATAAAAAAATACAAGAATTAAATGATAAAATAAATAAAGCAATAGATTTTTACGAAACATATAAACAAGAATGTGTTATAGGTAGAACTAAAGATGAAAGATTAATAAAAGATTATTATTTGCCAGCACGATTAAGCAAAGATTTAATTAAAATATTAAAAGGAGAATATAATGTTAAGTGAAGAATTACAAGAAAAGTTGTTAAGTGTATTTGATAAAAGATTTCAAGATTATAACACAAAAGTATTAGAAGAATTAGGAAATGCTATTAAGCAATTTAAAGATTTAACTCCAAGCCAAGCATATTCTTTAGCACAGCAACTAAAATACAATATTACAATTAAAGATTTATTAGATGAGTTATCTAAAATAAGTGGCTTGTCTGGTAAAGACTTAAAGGCAATACTAGAAAAAATCGCAAAAGAGAATATTGGCTTTGCTGATGTGTATTATAAAGCAAGAGGGCTTGAAACACCTATTTATAGTGAGAATAAAGCACTCCAGAGGCTTGTTTCTAGTGTTTATAGTATAAGTGGTGCAGAATTTAAAAACATTGCTAAAAGCACAGGTTTTAGGCTTTTAGATAACAATGGTAAGCCTTTATTATTAGACATTGATGAAACATACAAATATGTAATAGATAAATGTTTAATTGCTATTAGTCAAGGCAAGGAAACATACCAACAAAGTATGAGAAGCACTTTAAAGCAATTATCAGCATCAGGAGTTCGTAAAATAGAGTATGAGAGTGGCTATTCAAGAAGATTAGACACTTCTATTAGGCAAAATATACTTGATAGCATGAGGCAAGTTAGTAATGAAAGCCAGCAACTGTTTGGTAAAGAATTTGATAGTGATGGTATAGAGGTGTCAGTACATGAAATGCCAGCACCAGACCATGAATTGGTACAAGGTCGACAATTTAGTAATAAAGAATTTGAAAATTTCCAAAATGACAGAAAAGCAGTTGATTATACTGGTATGGTATTTGAACCTGAGTTTAAGGGGCATGATAGAAGAAGTATAAGTGAATATAATTGTTATCATTACATATTTAGTATAGTTTTAGGTGTATCTAAACCACAATATAGTAATAAACAATTGCAAGAAATAATTGATAATAAGAATAAAACATTTGAATTTGATGGCAAGACTTATAATATGTATGAGGGTACGCAACTTCAACGAAGAATTGAAAGTGCTATAAGACAAGAAAAAGATACACAAATACTAGCACGAGCAAGTGGTGATAATGAGTTGGTATTGCAAAGTCAAACGAGAATTACTCAATTAACTACAAAATACAAGCAATTATGTAATATTAGTGGTTTACCTAACAAGTTATCTACTAGGGCTAGTGTTAGTGGTTACAAAAGAACTAAAATTAGTAAAGATAAAGATATTAGTATAGATAAAAGCAAATTTATAAGTTTTGATAGTTCATTAGCTTTTGATCCTTTTAAAGATATTGACAAAGAATATTTTGATTTTCCGATAAATGATGCTACTGAAACTTATATTAAGCAAAGTAAAGATCTATTTAAAAAAATGGAAGAAGATAATAAATTTAGAAATGAAATGTATGATATCGCTGATCAAATGGAAGAGGTTGCACGCCCTGCACAATTTGATTTTATAGTTTATTCGGGGCAACAAAAAGACTTTGATTTAACTAAAAATGATTTTGTTTTATCAACATCTTTAGGAAAGCAAACTGCAAAATTATATATTAATGGTTTAAAAAATGGAATAGTTAATGAAATATATATTGAAAAAGGGGCAAAGATAATATCAACTAGAAATTCTAAAAGAAATCAATTTGATATGCAAGGCGAAATAATTATTCCTATTAGTGGCGTGAAAAAAATGAAAATGATAACTGAAGGGGTATATTTGTATAAAAAATAAATTTGCAAAAAATAAATTAATGTGATATAATGTTATTGGATTGAGGGTAAAGTCCATGCTATCTTTATAGGTAGCAACAGAGCAATATTTATGGGGTTTAATTATTTTCTTTTCCAACGCCTTTAAATTTTGTTCCGTTGGTGTCTATAAATATGTACTTAAAAATCTTTGGATAATGAGTTCCTAGTGGATGCGTCTTTATAGGTTAAGGCACTAGAGCATTAAGATTTAAGTAGTAATTTACGTGTTACCTTTATAGGTAGCATATTGAGTAAATATAATATATAAGACTATACAATGAGTAATATTCCTGATGTCTTATAAAAGGTAAAAGCTAACGATGGTGACTTTGGAATGTGGTAATCCATCTACCCGTGTATATTTACTTAATATGGTGTCTATAAGGCACTAGAAGTTCTTATTTTATTTGCTATACGAACTCCGAGAGGATAAGATAGTAAATAGCATTACCTTTAACAGGTAGTGTACTGATGATATATAAAAATTATCTAGCATAAGGTTTAGGTTAAGAGTTGAGAAATTAACCACTAGGAAGCAATAATCAGCATAGCGTTTAGAGTGATTAACTAAATGCCAGCCTTTATATCATTAGTACAGTATCTATTAAAGATACAATTGTAATCATAGTAAGATTTTTCTTGCAAGCAACCTTAAATGGTTGTTTTTTTGTTATTTTTTGCAAAAAAAATTAATTTTTTTCAAAAGCATAAAATTAAAAATAGTAATTTTAAAAATTAAAATTTGCCGAAAAATAAGGGAAAATCAAGGGATTAAAAAAAAGATATGTAAAACATATGAATAACATATGGAAAATGAAAATATAAATATATATTATTTATTATTATTTATATTAATTATTATTAAATAT